CATCAAGGTCGATGAGGACTCACGCGCTGATCTCAAACAGCGGCTCGATGCCATCCTCAAGGACTTTGAGTGGTGACTGGCTGGCGTAACGGACGGCGGCGGAAGTCTGACTACCGAGTGATTGGTGTAGTAGGGGGGAGCTCACTTAATAGTATGGAAGAACTTGTTGGGTACGGGTACTTACCTGAAGCCTGTCTAGCTATGTGGGAACACCCAAGCGCGTTCGACAGAGGCGTGGGGTTGACATACGATGTGGAGCTGCAGCTGCATAAAGGTAAGTGGAAAATTGAGTCAGTCTACCACGAGACTCCCCCAACATATGTAGAGCGCGGTTGGCATTGCCGGTTTCGACTTACCGTACTAGCCAAAGACGAGCTCGATGCGTATCTGGTCGCACGGAAAATTATCGAAAGTACAGGAGAACAAGTATGGACAGGATAAAATACGACTATAACGTGGTTGACCCCGCGTTCCCCAACATCTTCAAGGAAGACCACAAGGGTATGGATACTACCCATCGGGTGGACTTTGGGGTCAACTGGCGTTTCCTAACCGCGCTTAGCAAAGCACGGCCCCAGTGGGTATTCACGATGAGTGGATATTCAGGTTCCAACACCAAGGTTTGGTACGACCGCGAGATGATCGGCGAGATCAATTATAAGGGGGATAACACATTCTCCTACACGAGCCGGTCGATCCGAAACAGCCGTAAACGGGGTAACTACGCATTCACGAAGGACCCGAAGAAAGCGCTCAAAGCAGTGTTGGAGAACTTCGTCCCGACACCAACGGAAGTGCGACGACGAGAGCGCACGCAGCAAGCGCTTTCAGACCTGAGCCAGAGAAGTGGGGCGAGTACTAACCTTACTCGGAACTGGATATATGGCCAACATGACGCGCTCGCAGAGTTTGCCTATACTCACTATGACTTCGTGTCTCAACACATTAAGCTACCCGTGGACTTCCGTGAGAAATATGAAACACGGAATACATGGCACGCAGTGGCGGGTGACCCGAAACGACACCTCTACATCATCAACCAGCAGGACGGTAACTACGACTTATGTAATCCAGATGGAGTGTGGGAAACATTCCGTGGTGACGAGCTTCCCGACGACATCGCCGAAGCGCTGGGCGTATTGAAACTGATGGACAATGGGTCGGTCCTCGCTAACTATGGTTACCGCTACGACGCGGACACCTTCATCATCGTTCCGAAGGGAGATAGCACATGATCTGGAAGATTTTGCACAGTCTGTTGTTGGGGACTTTGATGGGCTTCTGGGTTACCCACACGCCTTTGATGGACTACCCGATTTTGGCGGGGGTCGTATTATGTGGGTTTATGGTGGGGGTAGCTCTCTCGCCTTTGGCTACCGCATGGCTGACCGAGCGTTTCACGCGCCCAAAGGAAGCCATCAACTCAGAGCCGCCGCTGGCGACCTATCTCGTGCTGCACCAGCTCGTTGCCGGTATGAATGAAATCCATACCATGATTAACCAAGAGGAGATGAGCGACAACGTCCGTCGCCGCTTGGTTGCATCTATCCTGCACACGGCGGACAAGGTCAATGCGATGGCTACTCTCGGGGAGCCAGACTGATGGCGGGTACCATAAAGTGCCCGACGTGCGGTGCACAGGCAGTCAAAGTCAAAGACACACGGTATGAGGAGAAGTGGAACCAGATAAAGAGACGACGCGAGTGTGCCAATGGGCACAGGTTCAACACCTACGAGAACACTGACTAGAAAGGACCAAGACATGGCATTTGCAGTTATCAAGAACGCTGAGCTTCCTCCAAAGCCGAAGCGGGTTTTACCCCAGCGGTAGCCGCTGTACCCCTTCGCTGAACTGGCGGTAGGTGATGGTTTTGATTGCCCTCGCTTCACCAAGATCAAAACGACCGGCAAGAAGGTGGATCGCCATAAAACCCTGTACGGGGCAGCACGGTCTTGGGGCAACCGGCATGGTGTGCCAGAATACTCCGTCAGGGTTGCCCTGATGGACGACAAGACGGTGCGCTGCGTGCGCGTGCGCTGATACCACCCACTAACTATGGTTACCTCAAGGGGAGTCGTTTTCGGACGGCTCCCCTTTTTTTGTTTGACAATGTCAAGGAACGCGCTTATATGGGGGTCATGGCAAGCACCCCTGAGAAAAAAGTCAAAGACAAGGTAGTGGCCATCCTCAAGGCAGAGGGTGTCTATTACTTCTTTCCCGCCACGCACGGCTATGGCCGTAGTGGGGTGCCTGATATCGTGGCCTGTGTGAACGGGTTCTTTTTCGCTATCGAGTGTAAGGCTGGGACCAACAAACCCACAGCGCTCCAAGTCCGCGAGCTGGAGAATATCCGTCGCGCTGGCGGCTGCGCCGTGGTCGTCAACGAAGAGAATTGGGACATGGTCCGGGGTCTCATTCGGACCCTTAATGACAGTTCCCCATGATAGTTTCGCGAAAAACATAAAACACCCAAAAAGGAAAATCAATGCAAACCATAACCGTAGATATGGAAACCTATTATGACTCTCTCTACTCCCTTTCGAAGATCACTACCGAAGAATATATTCGGCATGAGCTGTTTGAAGTGGTCGGAGTGAGCGTCAAGGTCAACAGTGGTATCCCCCTCTGGTTCAGCGGGCCGAAGAGCGCGGTAAAGACTTTTCTCGACCAGTTTCCTTGGGATGACGCCGTAGCTATCGCGCACAATGCGCCTTTTGATATGGCAATTCTCAACTGGCATTTTGGTATTCGCCCCAAACGCATCGCTTGTACCTTGTCTATGGCTCGCGCACTTCATGGTACTGAAGTCGGAGGGAGCCTTGCCGCCATGGCGGAGTTCTACGGGCTGGGTAAGAAAGGCACCGAAGTTGTCACGGCGATCAACAAGGGCCGTCTCGATTTCACTCCGGCTGAGTTGGAACGCTACGGACAATATTGCTCGAACGACGTTGAGCTGTGCTACGGCCTGTTCCACGCAATGCTGCCCAAGCTGCCTATGGATGAGCTGAAACTCATCGACCTGACCACACGGATGTTCACTGAGCCCGTGCTGGAGCTCGACCAGACGGTGCTGACCAACCACCTCGCCAGCGTGCAAGCCAAGAAGGCTGTGCTTATGGCAGCGGTCCAGACCGACAAGGCTGACCTGATGAGCAATCCCAAGCTGGCCGAACTGCTGATCTCGCTTGGTGTAACTCCGCCAACCAAGGTTAGCGCTCGTACGGGTAAAGAGACATGGGCTTTTGGGAAGACGGACGAGGACTTCAAAGCTCTGCTCGACCATCCTGACCCACGGGTGCAAGCGATCATCGCTGCCCGGCTGGGGGTGAAGTCCACACTGGAAGAAACTCGTACTGAGCGGTTCCTCGATATCTCGACCCGTGGCACTATGCCTGTCCCCCTGCGCTACTATGCCGCACATACAGGCCGCTGGGGTGGGGATGACAAGATCAACCTACAGAACCTGCCGCGCAAGTCGCCGCTGAAGAAAGCGATCAAGGCCCCGGAGGGCTTCACCTTCATCGACTGCGACTCCTCGCAGATCGAAGCACGCACGCTGGCATGGCTGGCTGGGCAAGACGACCTTGTGGAGTTTTTCGAGCGGAACAACGAGGAAATCGCGGCGGGCGTCCCCAAGGCAGAGATGAAGTTTGATCCTTACAAGATCATGGCTTCGGGTATCTACGTGGTGCCAGTAGACGAGGTGGACGACCCACAGCGGTTCGTCGGTAAAACAACGATCTTGGGTTGTCTTGCCGAGGGAACTCTGGTAGCCACCAACCGTGGTTGGGTGCCAATTGAAGAGGTGTCCATTTCTGACAGGCTCTGGGATGGGGAGGAGTGGGTGTGCCATCGCGGATTGGTATCGAAGGGTACGAAAGAAACGCTGAGTCTTTGCGGGCTCTGGTTGACGCCGGATCACAAAGTGTTGTGCGGGACGCAGTGGTTGGAAGCGCAATCAGTGGTGCACGACGCGCATATCCTCTTCCAAGCATTGGACACCGGAGCGGCCAGCTGGTCATCACTGGGTATGTCCGTGGCCCGCGAGGTGGAGTCACTTCGCTCATCGTGCAATGCGGGTGTGGACGCCCCGAGTACACCGTTGACGTGGGCAACTTCAAAAACTTCCGCAGCACTCGGTGCCCCCTATGTGGCAGGCGAGAAGGGCACAGGAAACGCTACTGGAAATACAGCTCTGTGTTACCAGACACCGCGCACCGAGAGCGGCTCCTCAACCGCATCAGCGCGGCAATCACGCGGTGCCACAATCCCCACAACAAAGCTTACCCCCATTATGGAGGGAGAGGGATTGCTGTTTGTGAACAGTGGCGGGGAGACCGTGCAGAGTTTCTACGCTTCATCCAAACAGTGCCCGGATGGGACAACCCCCAATATGACATGGACAGAATTGACAACGACCGGGGGTACGAACCGGGGAACATTCGGTTTGTGTCCAGAGCTGAAAACCACGCCAACCGAAGAAAAGTCAGCGTGCTCCAGACGGAACTTGATGACCTACGACATCGCCTACGCTGGGCCGAGGAACAGGTTTACGGTTGCGACAGATAAGGGTCCACTTATCGTCCATAACTGCGGTTACAGCATGGGACCAGCGAAGTTTCAGGCACAGCTGCTCACATTCGGGGTCAACCTCCCCTTGGAAGAGTGCCAGCGCATCATCAAGGTCTACCGGGACGCCTACCCTGCTATCCCTGCTCTGTGGCGACAGGCTCAGGATGCCGTCATTGCCATGAGTCGTGGGCAAGGAGCCGAGATTGGCAGGGACGGTATCATCAAAGTCATCGCCGGGGGCGTCCTCCTGCCCAATGGCATGATGCTTCGCTACCCTAACCTTCGCGAAGTGGTGGACGAGAACGGTAAACGTGAGTTTGTCTACGATCAGAAGAGGGGGCGCGCTGTCATTCCGACACGCCTATACGGCGGTAAGTTGGTGGAGAATATCTGCCAAGCGCTCGCTCGGATTGTGATTGGAGAGCAGATGCTCAAGGTGGCGCGCAAGCTGCGCGTGGTCATGACGGTTCATGACGCTATCGGGTCTCTTGCACCCACGGCTGAAGCGGAGCAAGCTAGGGCATTCGTCGAACAGGAGATGCGAGTTGCCCCCGCGTGGGCCGTGGGTCTTCCTCTTAACTGTGAAAGCAAAATGGGAGCTACATATGGTGGATGATGAATTTGAAGGGATGCACCCCTTGGTGGAGCTGATCGTTACACGCATCCGCACCCATCCAGATGAATTTGTTGATCGTGATAGAACAGACTCATACGCCGACTTGAGCGACTCTGATCGCGCTCGTTGGTCTACGATCCTCTATGAGTTTTCACAAATCGCCACAGAGGAAGAGAAAGCCGCAGTCAACGCAGCGCTCCACGGACCCAAGATGGATTTGCTGCGGGAGGCGTTTCTCGATGAGCTACTGAACGGCGAAGAACGGCGACGGCAGGAGCGTGAGAAGCGAGAAGCAGAGATGCGTGCTAGGTTGGCGAACGCATATCGGGGGTTTACGACTTCGGCGCAGTTGGCTGGTATTAGCCCAGTTCCTGCTTATTACGACCAGCTTAAGACCCTGCACATCGACTCCGCTACACCCACAGCGGAACAAGACACCCTCGTTGACCTCATTAAAAACACCAAACGCAAGAAATTGTTTGGTATACTGTAGGAGAGTGAAATGTACGATTATGTCATTCTTGCTGTAGCGGTAACTCTGGTTTGCGGATTTGTCGCTTTGTGCGGCCACTATGTAGGTGGGAAAGCGTACCGCCAGCTTGTGCACCAGCAGCGCGCCGAGATCGACCGGCTGGCTTCCGAGCTTACTCGCTTGACCGACCGTGATGCCAAGGGGCGTTTTGTACGGAGGGAACCAAAGTGAACGCTCGCGACACTCAAGCGGGGGGTAGCCACTATAAGAAGCTGCGTATTCAGCCATGGGATATCTATGATACATGGCCCCCCGATATGCAGATCGGAGCGTACAGAGCTAACTGCCTTAAGTACGTTATGAGGTTGATGGATAAAGATGACCCATTGACTAATGCTGAGAAACTGCTACATTATAGCCAGAAGCTTGTAGAGGTTTTGAAGAGCCATGATGAGTAACGTAACCCCTGAAGTAAAACAAGCATTAGACGGGTGTGGGCTACCATATAGCTTGGAAATGGGTAAGCGCCATATCCACATAAAGCTAATGGGCCGTCTGGTGGGGGTTTTACCTCGGGGTAAGACTAACGGTGCTATATACAACCACGCAAACAAAAATGTGGTATCGCAGATAAAACGCGCTGCCGCACGACTAAAGGAGGACCCGACATGGGTTGGGCGGGTGTAATTATTTTTGTGTTTGCTCTCATGCTGGTAATTGCACTAGCCGGGCGTTGGGTTAAGCGGCTCGTTGAGAATGACGAATGTAGAGAGGATAAAAACAAATGACCCGTGCATGGTCCTACTCATCAATCAAGACTTTCGAGCAATGCCCAAAGAAGTACTACCACCTTAAAGTGGCTAAGGACTTCAAGGACGAGGGCGGCGAGGCCGCGCAATATGGCACGGAAGCGCATGAAGCGGCGGAGAATTTCGTCAAGCACGGTACCCCCATCCCTCCCAAATATGCTGTGATCGCTCCTGCTGCTGCCGCAGTAGCAGCTATGCCGGGTGAGAAGCACACTGAGCTCAAACTAGGTGTCGGGCGTGTACGTGATGAAGATGGTATCTGGTGCTACCGCCCCTGTGATTTTTTCCACCCCAATGTGTGGTGGCGGGGCATTGTGGACGTACTCGTTACCAATGGGGCGAAGGCCCGGATGCTGGACTATAAGACAGGTAAGAGCAGTCGTTACGCGGACCTGAAGCAGTTAGACCTGATGGCTGGCGCAGTGTTTGTCCACTTCCCCGAGGTGATGCAAATCAAGTCCGGGCTGGCGTTCGTTGTGCCGGGTGACTTTGTTCCTAAGGTGCACAACCGCCTTGAGATGAACCAATACCTCAATGTCTTCAACAAGCAGCTCGCCCAGCTAGACCAAGCTCATGCCGCTGATGTGTGGAACCCGATCAGTGGGCCATTGTGTGGGTGGTGTCCTGTCACCACTTGCCAGCACCACCGCCCGAGGCGTAGGTGAAACTGGCCCGCATCAAGGATATCTGCGACGAGTACCACCGGGTGCGTGCAGAGAAGCACGGCTGGCTCTACTACATCAAAGATGATACAAACCACCCCTACTTTAGGACCATGTCCTATGTCGTGGGTGTGTCGCTTGCTACCAAGGCCATCGTCACGCTGTTCCCTGAATTTGTGGAGATCACCGATGCCGTACAAGGACCCGAAGGACAGGAATTATCGGAAAGAGTACGATAATTACCAAGGCACGCCGCAGCAGAAGAAAAACCGGGCGGCGCGTAATGCAGCCCGTGCCAAGCTGATGAAGGCGGGTAAGGTCCACAAAGGCGACGGCATGGACGTAGCACACCGCGTGGCGTTCGACAAAGGTGGTAGTAATGCCCAAGGCGTCCGCGTCGAGAAGGCAGGGCTCAACCGGTCGTTCAAACGGGACAGCAAACATAACCTCGTGTCGGAAACCAGCCAGCGCGAGCGTAAGAGGAAGAAGTGATGCAGATCGTCGAGGGGAACAGGGCTTTGCTGGTTAAAACAGCGGACCCGGCCAACATCACCGGGGTAATCCCGAAGAGCCATGTGCTAACCAAGGATAGCACAGGAGCCGAAGTCGCCGTCAACTGGGGGCATGGCGAAGCTAGTGCGTTGGCGGATTTGGGGTATATGGATACCCCGTCGCCCATCTTGAAAAACTACACATGGACAGGGCGCTACACCCCCTTTGACCACCAGAAGACAACTGCGTCGTTTCTCTCCATCCGCAAGCGGGCTTTCTGCTTCAATGAGCAGGGGACGGGCAAGACAGCCAGTGTCATCTGGGCGGCGGACTATCTCCTCAACCGCAACGAGATTAAGCGTGTGCTGGTCCTCTGCCCCCTGTCGATCATGAAATCGGCATGGCAGAAGGATATGTTTACCTTCGCGATGCACCGCTCATGTGATGTTGCTCATGGCACTCCCAAGCAGCGGAAGAAGGTGCTCGCAGCGCCCACCCAGTTCGTCATCATCAATTTCGATGGTGTAGGAGTGGTCGAGGACGAAATCATCGCCGGGGGCTTCGATCTCATTGTGGTAGACGAAGCCAGCGCATACAAAAATTCCCAGACCAACCGCTGGAAGGTGCTGAACCGCATCCTTAATGCGACCCAAGCCCGATTGTGGATGCTCACCGGGACGCCCGCAGCGCAGTCGCCGCTCGATGCCTATGGCCTCGCAAAGTTGGTTAACCCCAACGGAGTGCCGCGCTACTACGGCGCATTTCGCGACAAGGTCATGTACAAGCTGACGCAGTTCAAGTGGATGCCAAAACCACAAGCGGAAAGCGTGGTGCACCAAGTCCTGCAACCAGCGATACGGTTCGAGAAGAAAGACTGTCTGGACTTACCCCCGGTTACTTTCGTCGAGCGCGAGGCACTGCTCACCCCGATGCAGCGGAAGTATTACAACGAGCTGAAGAACGAGATGCTCGTGGAAGCTGCTGGGGAAGACATCAGCGCCGTTAACGCAGCGGTGAAGATTAACAAGCTTCTGCAGATTAGTGGTGGTGCAGTCTATACGGACACTGGAGAGATCGTTGAGTTCGACGTGTCCAACCGCATCAACGCCGTGCTCGAAGTGATCGACGAGACGAGCAACAAGGTGTTGGTGTTCGTACCCTTCACGCATACCATCGAGCTGATCCGCGAGGCGTTGGAGAAGCACGGTGTCAGCTGTGCTGTTATCAATGGCAGAGTGCCAGTCAACCGGCGCTCGGAAATTGTGGAAGAGTTTCAGACCAAGGCGTCCCCAAGGGTGCTCATCATTCAGCCACAGGCCGCGTCACACGGGCTCACTTTGACGGCAGCGGATACCATCATCTGGTACGCACCGGTAACCAGTGTTGAGACATACCTACAAGCTAACGCCCGCATTGATCGTCCGGGACAGGTTAACCCTATGACTATCGTGCATATCCGTGGTAGTGAGGTAGAGTCGCGGCTCTATTCGATGCTGCAGAACAACATCGACAACCATGAGAAAATTATTGACCTATATCGACAGGTCACAAACGAAAGTGCTTGACACTGTCAAAGTCATCCCCTAGATCGGGGGTACTGTACGACACAGTAATCCACCAAGGAGCATAACATGTTTAAGATTGAAGAAGGTATCCCCCTGCCCCCGCGTGCCAGCCGTGGCCCCGGTGAGAGTAAGTATCCGTTCGTGGATATGGATATTGGCGACAGCTTCCTCGTCGTCGCCAATACCAAGGAAGGCGAGACCGTCGAGAAGGTGCGTAACCGCATGACGCAGGCTTGTAACAAGGCCAGCAAGCGCTACGATGTCAAGTTCGCTGCACGAGTGACCGCCGATGGCGTTCGGGTCTGGCGGACTGTATGAACGTCGCTGAGCTCCCAACCAGTGATTTGGTCGCCGTCTATCGTCGCATCCGTGACGTAGTCGAAACCAAGGAAGACGCCCACAAGGCGGAAATGGCGGAGCTCAAGTCGCAGTTGGAGCTGGTGGGGAACCGGCTGTTGGAAATCTGCAACGAGCAGGATGCTGACAGCATTAAGACGAGTGCGGGTACCATTACCCGCACCGTCACCTCCCGCTACTGGACCACGGATTGGGACTCCTTCTACAAAGTCGTGAGGGATCATGATGTACCCCAGCTGCTTGAGCAACGCATACACAACGGCAACTTGAAGCAGTTTCTCGAAGAGAACCCTGACGCATTCCCTCCCGGTCTCCAATGTGATCGGAAATATGTCGTTCGGGTTCGTAAACCCACCAATAAGTGAGGACAAGACGATGAACGATACCGAACAACAAGCTGCGCCTTACCTCAGCACCGACTATGTCAGCCCGGTAGGCATTCAGCAGTACACACCTAGCGATCAGGACTTGCGTGTTACTGCGTTGCATATCGCAGTGCAGCAAGGTGCCACACATGGTGCATCTGACCTTGTCGAGGCAGCGCAGCAAATCTACACTTTCATCAAGGGATAAGAACAATGGGCGAATTGTCTATCTTCCAACAGCCGTCAACGGCTGTGTCCACTACCCGGCGCGAACCCACTGCGCTTGGTAAGGCTCTGGCTTCGGAGACTACTCTCCGTCGCATCCAGACCAACACCAATGGTACCTTCAAGCGTATCATCAATGGTGAGCAGATCGGCGATGCCGTTCGCGGCAGTCTAAACGTCATTATCGTGGATGCGCTGGCTAAGGTTAGCCGTGTCTACTATGCTGGCAAGTATGACCCCAACGCCAAGCCGACACTACCCAACTGCTGGTCTAATCTGGGTGACCGCCCGGAGTCCAGTGCACCTGACCGCCAGTCGGAGAATTGTGCTGAGTGTCGAATGAATGTGAAGGGCAGCGGCGACAACGGTAGTCGTGCTTGCCGTTACCAGCGCCGCCTTGCGGTTCTGGTGGAAGGTGACCCCACGGGTGAAGTCTACCAGTTCAACGTGCCCGCCAAGTCGTTGTTCGGTAAGGGCAGTGGTAATGTGCATCCTTTCGAGGCTTATGTGAAGTTCCTCGCGGTCAATGGCGAAAGCCCCGACACCGTGGTGACCAACATCTCCTACGACCTGAATGCTGATAGCATGGAGCTGCAGTTCACTCCACTGCGCCAGATCAGTGACGATGAGTACGCTCTCGTGCGGCAAGCGCAAGCTGACCCGGCAACCAAACGCTACGTGCAGTTGACGGTTGCTCAGGCCGATGGTGTTGCCAAGTCGCCGCTGTCTGAGGCCGAACCCAAGGAGCAGGCGAAGGAAGAACCCAAGCCTGCTATCACACGGTCGGATGAGCCCGACGATGACGAGCAGCCGGTGGCTGAGCCGGTCAAGCGCAGCACTAAAACCGCAGAGCCCGCACCTACCAGTGCTGAGCCGAAGCAGGACTTGGCGGCAGTGCTGAGCGCATGGGGTGACGACGACTAATGTCTCGGGGATACTCTCTACGACTACAACTTCTTAACGATCAGGCGGACCCGACTAACCTCGGTGTCCGCCTTGGACGCCTGTGTATCGCACGCAACGTCCCTGTTATTGAGGTTGCTAACACCTTGGGGGTATCCCGACAGACTGTCTATAACTGGTTTGCGGGGGCATGGATGCCTCATCATCGTTGCACCAGTCGTATAGAGCAGTTTCTCGCCAAACTCTCCTAAGGGAATATCACAAATGATGTGGGAGTAATTCTCACAGGGCGGGGTGTATGCCTTCATTCGACCTCTTGACTGCGGTGCAGCCGTCTGGTGGTTATTATGCTATCCTTGGGATCAAGGACGTTGATAACATTAGGCAATTTTTGGTGCAAACTCGCGAAGAGTTTGACCACCTTACACAAGTTCTGCTTAACCAAAAGCGCAACGTATTTTTTGGTGTCGCTAAGTACACCGACGATAGCAGTCGAAAGAAGAGCAATGTGAAAGCCCTCAAGGCTTTCTGGCTGGATATCGACTGTGGCCCGACAAAGGCCGAAATCAACCCCAAGACCGGCAAGCCGCTCGGGTACCTGACCCAGCAAGAGGGGCTGCTGGCCCTGCGCACCTTTGCCGCGCATGTAGGACTTCCTCGCCCTATCATCATCAACTCCGGGCGTGGTTTGCACGTCTACTGGCCTCTCAATGAGGAAATCAGCCGGGAGCAGTGGGAGCCTGTTGCCGAGCGTCTCAAGGCGCTGTGCGATGCCAATGGTCTATTCGTGGACCCCCAAGTCTTCGAAGCGGCGCGTATATTGCGTGTGCCCGGCACGTTGAATTTCAAAGACGACCCGGCGTCTCCGGTAACCGTGCTTAGCCAAGGTAACCCATTAGACTTCGCAGACTTCTGTAAGCTGCTCGGTATCAGGGACATGCCTACCCCTGTCACGCCCCCACTGCCCGGTGCGAAGCGCGGTATGACGGCATTGGGGCAGCTCATGCAGGATAGCCTCGACAAGAACTTCGCCAAGATCATGCGGCGTAGCGCCAACGGTGACGGGTGCCAGCAGCTGCTCGACTGCTTCACTAACCAAGCGACCTTATCGGAGCCTCGATGGTTCGACGCGCTCTCGGTAGCCAAGTTCTGCAGTGATGCGGACAAAGCCATCCACAAAATGTCGTCTGGGCATCCTGAGTATGATCCGGGCGCGACAGCGCAGAAGATCGCGCATATCGAAGGACCGCACAACTGCGCTACGTTCGACCGGAACAACCCCGGTGGGTGCGCTGGGTGCCCCCATCTAGGCAAGATCAAAAACCCGATCATGCTGGGGGTGGACCTTAAAAAGGCAGACCCAGAGGAAGAGGACGTAGAAGCCCCTACCGCCGCTGCTGTGGTCATCCCCGAGTATCCTTGGCCATTCGAGCGTGGGGCCAAAGGGGGTGTGTTCAAGCGTCCCCCAGAGGATGAAGCCGACCCTATTCTCGTTTACCAGCACGATCTATATGTGGTGAAGCGGATGCACGACCCGAACACTGGTGATGCAGTCGTGATGCGGCTCCATCTACCTATCGACGGGGTGAAAGAGTTTGTCGTATCCAATGCGAAGATTATGGACAAAGCAGAGCTTCGTAAGGAGCTGGCGTTCCATGGTGTAGTTGGTTCGCAGAAGCGGTTCGACCTCATTTCAGAGTATGTTGTCGCTTCGATTAACGACCTGCAGTATAAAGAGAAAGCTGAGCTTATGCGGCTACAATTTGGTTGGGCAGATAATGACACAAAGTTCATTATCGGAGACAACGAGATCAGCCCTATGGGTGTGTTCTATAGCCCCCCATCTTCTACCACAGAAGAACTGGTACCCTATATGGGGCCGGTGGGTTCGTTGGAAAAGTGGAAGGAAGTCTTTGCCCTCTACGGCCAGCCGGGGTTGGAGCCTCATGCCTTTGCTACTCTGACTGCGTTTGGTGCGCCAGTATTCAAGTTCACGGGGCAGAGTGGCGCAGCTATCAATGTGATCCACCCTAACTCGGGGACGGGTAAGACGACGATCCTGCATATGTGCAACAGTGTCTACGGGCACCCAAAGGAGCTGTGTGCGACCCAGAAGGATACCGATAACGCTAAGATCATGAAGCTGGGTACCTACTGCAATCTGCCGTACTGCGTAGACGAGATCACCAATATGCACCCTATGGCTTTCTCTGACCTTGTCTACGCTATGTCGAACGGCAAGGGTAAAGACCGTATGGAGGCCAACGGCAACCGACTTCGGGCCAACCATACCAAGTGGCAGACAATCAGCCTATGTTCATCTAATGCATCATTCTACGAGAAGCTCGGTAACGCCAAGAGCTCACCAGATGGCGAGATGATGCGCATGTTGGAGTACAAGATCGACTACACCAATGTTCTCGACATGGAGCTGGGCAAGCGGATGTTCGATCACCAGCTCATGGAGAATTATGGTCACGCTGGTGTCATTTACGCAGACTATCTTGTGCGGAACAAGGACACCGTGGTGCAGACACTCAAGCAAGTGCAAGCCAAGCTAGACAGGGAGCTAAAGTTGACGCAGCGGGAGCGGTTCTGGTCTGCAGTTATCTCGGCCAACATCGTGGGGGGTCTGATCGCAAAACAGCTCCAGCTGATCGACTGGGATATGCAGCGCATCTATAAGTGGGCAACGTCCATGCTGCAGTCACTGCGCACCGAGGTTGAACCGCCCGTTCAGGACTTCATGCAGGTCATTGGTAGTTTCGTTAACCGACACATCTCAAACATGCTTGTGGTCAATGACGCAGTGGACAAGCGAACCAATATGCAGATGGCTCCAGTGGTGATGCCTAAGGGGGAGCTGCTTATTCGGTGGGAGCCTGATACTAAGAAGATGTATATCGAAGCGGGGCCGTTTAAGCGGGACTGTGTTGATTTGCAGATCAACTATAAGGAAACGCTGGCGTCACTTACGAAGCAGGGCGTGCTGCTCGGAGCAGTTAATAAACGGATTACAAAGGGTATGGGGGTGGTTGCGCCCGCTGTACGTTGTCTTGAGTTCAACGGTGCTCATGCAGATTTTGCGTTGGATGGGTTACTGGAAAGCGCCGGAGCATCAGAAGATGCGACTGGAGGGAGTTGACTACGACATCAATTGGAAGGAGTTCACCAAGGGGAAGTCTATATTCATCCCTTGTCTGGACTACCGTAACGTACGAAATCAGCTGCTTCGCTTTGCCCGAAGCTATCGACTGAAAGTGCTAACCAAGGTTTGCATCGTCGAGGGCATCCAAGGCATTCGAATGTGGCGACTGTGACAGGAGCAGCGCACCTACTCGCCCTATGGTAGCGCCGCCCTTAGTCCCCCCGCTGTGCACCCAGCGGGGGGACATTCATTTGACCATGTCGAAAGCGCGCTGGGTGCGCTCAACTTCGTTCTTGTTGACCCCGACGCCGCGCACGTCGATCTGCCGGTTACGTGCCTTGATTGACTTCTCAAGGTCTTGGAGCGAGATCGCCATTTGGGGGTCAGGACGACGGTCATTATACTCAATGATGTCCTGCATAGCGGCCTCAATCTCATCCGCAGGGGCACCTGCACGCACTGCATCAGCGTAGGTATCCATAAGGTCCGAACGCTCGTCACGCACGCTGGCGTCAAAACTCTCAATAGCGACACGCATTTGCTGAAGGCTGCTGGCCTTCATCGGTTGGAACCCGAGCATCTGCATGATGAGATTGGCTTCGGTGAACTCCTCTGGCGACATGATGACCTTGTCATTTTTAGTGAGCAGACCCTCACCACCGAGGCGTGTAGCCGTCAGAGGCCCACGAAATGCCGCAGGGAGCAGGAGCTCAATACCACGCTGGATATCGCCGTCTTGGAAAGCCTCATATGCCTTGCTGAAGTTCTGAGCCATACCGAAGCCCGCGATGTTCGACAGCACGAAGTTACCCGCAGTTCCAAGCGGAGTGTCGCCAGACGGAGAGTCGCGTAGCCACATCTGCTTCAAGTCCATGCTGGTGCGAGAAGCAACATTGACCCCCGTTAGCTCGGACACAGGGCCGTTGGCCATGATGGCACTCAGTGGACGACCGAGGAACGTCGCTTCACCAAAGATTGACGGAAGCACTTCGTAACGGAACCAGAGATCATAGTTATCAGCTGTGTAAGGGCTGCGCAGGCGATGCTCGCGCTTTTCCTCGTCGTCATCGAACATATCTGCAATACCCTTGAGCACCATTGCACCCAAGGAGTAGAGCGGGAGCCCCGCCAGACCCGAGAACATGAATGACATCATCGTCACACCGAGGATATCCTTGCGGGCGATATTGCGCTCTTCTGTAGTGAAGTCGCCCCCACCCAACGCCTGTCGAGCGCTACCAATGAACCATTTGGTTTGAGCCATAGAGAAAGCTTTGAACAGGAACACTGCGCGACCAATATCTCCCTTCATAACCGAAGGGCGCTCGATACTGCTGTAGTCACCAATGGTTTCACTAACCGAAGTTAGCGCCTCTGTAACAGAGCGATCAAAGATATCCTTACGCGCTTCCTCTGTGGTCGGCTTTTCCGAAGACATAAGCTTGTCGTGGTGCAGCTCAAACGCCATGAGGTATGCAGCCTGCTTGCTGACATTCTCCGAAGCCGTGAACAGATAGGTCATGAGGTCGTGCAGCTTAGCAGCATACTGCCGAGTCTTACCACGGCTGGAACCCGCCTCAGCAGCTTCGTTATTAACGAGAGTCTGACCCAATGTCTCCAACACACCCCGGCGCATACCCACGTCGAGTGCCTTGCTCAGCAGGGGGTTGTTCTTCACCAAAGCGGAGTCGGCGACAGTTGGTGTCTTACCGCCCTTAGGGAAGCCAACGCTGTTCCACAGCTTGACGTACTTACCCCAAATAGCGGTAGACTTAGCGTAGCCATATTTGGCCCCGAGATGAGGCATGACCCGGATCGGGATCGAAGTGAACTGCACCAAGGCGGTAGCCGGAGCCGTCAGGAAGTAGATGTAGGACAAGCGGTTGATCGTGTTGACAATCCAAGAGGGGTCCTGAGGGTCGAGCTCTGCTTCCACACGCGACTGCATCTCGGACGCAATAGTCATCAGACGGCGGCGCTCGTCGATATCGCGTTCCTTCAGCGGGTCGATGTTGTCGATCACACCCTGCATAGCCAGCCGGGCATCATTGCCATACTCAACACGAGCCAGCTGGTTGGCCACACTCGCAGCTCGTGTGCTGAAGGTACGCAGCACGTCCATGCTCATACCAACAACATTCTCAGACTTAAGGAAGGCACGGCGCAATGACCGCTCCGGCGACGACATGAGGTAAATCTGGTAAACAGAGTTAGTCAGACCTTCGAGGTCGGCGCGGCCCACCGCGAGCTGGCTCTTCGTCTTGTCGAGCAGCTCGAATACCTTGCGCATCATCTCGTCGCCAGTGCGGAAGTTCTCTTGGAGATTAGCGATATCATCCCCAGTGTTGAACACCCGCTTACCCTTAGGCGATTTGAGGTTGATCTTCATGCTTTTGGCAAGGTTACGCATAGCCGTGTCACGCGCAGCGGGTGAGTCAAAGGTGTAGAACTGCTTGCTCATACCGTTAACCGCAGCCACCTGCAGGTAGTACTTACCAAAGCGCATGAACGGGAAGTAGTCTTTGGGGAACACATCCGGTGGAAGGTCGGCGTACACATCACTCTCATCGCGCACCGCAGCTTCTTCCATCTCACGACGGACTTGCGACAGAAGATTGCGAGCCGCCGTCTTATCGGGAAAGCTCTCAATGATCTTATCGTGCGCAGCGCGCATAGCAATGTACGAAGTCTGGTAGAACTCACGCAGCTTGAGGTAGAGCTCCTGCCCACCCTGCTGCTTACCCAACTGCTCCCACAACCCGTAGCTATCCTCAACCTGCTTAATACGAGCCGCTTCGGCTTTGTTGAGGCGCGCAGTCTTCTCCGCGTCCGCAGTGCTCTTCGCCTGCAGCTTACGGATTTCTACCAACACCGGGTCCTTCTGCAAAGCTTCCTTCACATTAGCGAAGTCACCCATAGATACTTCGTTAATGCGAGCCGCAGTCATAGTCTTAGACAGGGTCTCATCGCCATATTTGCTCTGGAACTTGTTGAGCTCTTGGGCAGTTTTCTCCTGCGCTTTCAAGATGTTGCTCTTGAGTGCCACCATCTCGTTAACCTTGTCGATGGCGGTCTGGATACCGGGGAGGTCCTTACCCTTCCACCCGATGATACCCGAAGTGGGCAGCACCTTGAGGTACTTGTCAAGCGTGCGGGCGTCGATGTTGTTCCACACCTTGCCGAGCCACGAGATGGTCTCGTCGCTGGAGAGATGCTCCTTGATCGTACCAAGGCTATTTTCAGCCATCTGGTCCACTGTGGAAGACTGCTGAGCACGGCGCAGGCCCTCACTGGTCTTGGTGCCACTCTCCTTGATCGTCTTGCTAAGCTTTGACGGGATACGGGGGGCAGCGAGTTCGCGGTCGAGGCCCTTAGCAGTAAAGATGGTGTCGCCGATAAATGACCCATCACTGCTAAGGATGCTATCTAGCGCCCGAATGATAGGCGCAGCGGAAGCCTTACCGAAGATGTCCTTCAGCTTTTCCACAAATTCACGATACCACTGCTGGATTTTACCCATAGTGGTCTTGGCAGAATAGCGTGCTGCCAACAACTCACTACCATTTGCTACCCAATACTCAGAGGGGTTGAGGTAGCGATACATACTGTAATGGACACTACCATCCATAAGGTAGCCCATCGCTCGATGGTATGCAGCTACAGCAACAGTGCTGTCTTTGGTGTTATGTAGTTTAGTAATTGCGTCGAAGTACGCTTTTTCATCCCCCTCAGCTTCTTCCGAAACAAAATCAAGGTCTGCTTTCCAAAGCTTCTCTATACCGTTTTGCAATTTAGTTGGGAGCATACGCTCCGTATGATGCAGGATTTCATGAGTGAGCAACAGCGGGTCTGTACGCACGTCTCCTGCTGCGGCTTCAATAGCATTAAGCCCAACGGTGTACATGCCACCAGACAGCGAGCTGTCTTCCGAGAGAGACAGCAGTAGATCACTTGCGATAGCGGGGTTCTTGTCGAGAACCCATTGCGCAAGTTCAGCCCCTTCCTTGGTGATCTTACCTGAGCTGACTGCGTCTTTCAGTAGCGCGTTGATCTCATCAACACCATAAGCAATGGGGGCGGGAGCCTCAGGGACGAACGCAAACTTAGCTTCCTGCTCCAAGCGAGGAAGCACAACGGAGCGGAACACCCGCGCCTCGTCGTAGTCCTGTTTGGCTTTGCGGCGATCAGCGCGCACTTCGGCGAGGTCCTGCATAGCACGGTCGAGGAACGCACGGGCTTCAATGTACTGATCGTGCTTAGCCTTAAGACGACGCCCCGCTGGGGTGGTGTTGAATGTTTCTTTGTCGAGACCGGACTGCTCTTGCTTCGCGATGTAGGTGTCGTAGCCAGAACGCAGAGATGTGACCATCTCGCGCATTTCCTGAAGGTCAGACTCTCCAAGCTTCTCCTGCACAGCAAGGTCTTCAACGATCTGCTTGGAACCAAACAGCTCGTCTTCGCGACCCTCAACCATCTCCTGCATACGTGCGCGCACGGGCTCAGTGATTTCGCTAACTGCGGTTAGCAGCTCTTCGTTACGCCGACGCAGTTCTTCGCGCAGCTGCTTAGTGCGCGCATCACTCTTTTTGTCGGTTCCGTTGGCATCGAGTGCAGCCTGCACCTTGCGAACGGCCTCTGTGCGCTGCTCAACAATCTTGAACTTCTTCGCTGCTCGCCGCTGCTCTACCGTGTACGGGATCGGGTTGCCTTCGGCATCCAGCTCTGGCTTAACCTTACCTTCCTCAGTGTACTTCACTGGGTTCTCAAGCATCCGCAGCAGCTCAGTGCGCTGGATGTTGCTAAGGCGCTTCTTACCTTCCACCGACTGCTGGTCGATCTCGGCCACCAGCTCCTGCACGGCCTTGTGCCCCGCAGTGCGGCTGTTCTTGTACCCATCCTTCTCGATGGTGGCACTGGTCTTGACGGTGTTTTCAGCCTCTTCAGCTTCCTGCACAACGCCCTTGAGCTCGTCCACAGCCTTGAGGAACGACTTCAGCGTGCCATGGGTACTCCGGCGCAGGCGGCGACCAGCGCGGTTGTTGACGTAAATCTCGAATGGCTTTTGAGGGGCCTCGGGGTTGTAGGTGAACTCATAGCCAGCGTAGTTGGGGCCAAGGTTGTTCACCATAGCCTGAGTTTCCGCGACAGTCTGGCGCTCACTTTCTACGCGCTGCGCCTCACTCCGTGCACGGCTGGCGGCGACGGCTGTCTGGGCGCGCTCAACTTCTTCCTCCGTGGGCACCACAGGGTTGTTGAAGGGCAGCTCAAAGTTGAGCCCATCTTTGGCGTCCTGCAGCTGCTGAATAGCGCGCTGAGCCTTCTTGGCCACCGGAGTGCTTTTGACTGGTTGAGCGTCCAACAGTGCCTGCTGCTCTGCGATCATCTCGTCGATGACAGCGGCTTCGTCTACCTGCTCCTGAGGCGCGGCTTCGAGCTGTTCCGAGAACATCTCACCCGGAAGAAACTCTTGAGTGTCTTCCTCTACGGGCGCGGCTTCGGGCTCAGGGAGATTGAGCTCCGGGTTGTCGCCCAACGCTACCGCTTCAGCGGGGAGGAACTCCTCGGGGTCTTCAGTAGGGTTAGCCACCGCCTCTGGTTGCGCCGGGATGCTACCCCCAGTTGGGCCAAACTCAGCATCCATAAGCGTGGCTTGATACGCCTGCTGCTCTGCCTCCGGCAGCGCGGCGATATCCGCATCACGCAACTCTGTGTCGCCGATAAGCACGCGCTCTGCGGCTTGGACCCCCGCTTCCGGGGCGGTACGGGGGGCGTAAGTGGACTGCACGGGAGGAAGCTGTGCTTCCACAGAGCTCAGTTCGTCTTGGAGGTCAGCGACGATTTCGGAGTCCGAGACACCCTGCCGCTCTGCCATACGGTTGATGTAATCAGTGTCGTCGAGCAGGCGGGTGATCTGCGCAGCGCGAGCAGCTGGGTCCGGGGTGGGCTCCACAGGGGCCTCAGAAACCTCTGGTGCAACAGGCTGTATATCTGGCGCAGTGGGAGCCCGCCCCACACTAACTTCGTCTGGCTCTGGCGCAGCTGCAGGGGCAGCATTGCGCGCCGCACGATCCTGCAGCTCCAAGTCGATATAGGTGTTGGCTCGGTTAGCCGCTCGCTCCTCGTCGTAACCCATGTCCTTAAGTTTCTGGGTAAGACGTGCTCGGGCTTGCTCATCACCATCGGCTGCGGCAGGCACATCCTGCTCAACCGCTTGGATCAACGCTTCAACACGGGCTTGTGGCACATTAGCATTGTGCGAACGCGCTTCAGCCATACCACCGATACCACCGAGCAGCGCGCCAATGGTACCTTCGAGGACACCTTGGCTGACCACCCCGTCCATCAGGCCAGTATCAATACCCTCACCGCGTGCTGCAGCATTCGACGCCAACCGCTCTTGGGCTCCTTCCAGTGCTTCACTGCCAAACTCTTCAGCTACACTACGCGCAGTAGCACGAGCAGCGGACACGGGCACGAGTCGCGCAGCCGCAGTTTTAGCAGCGGTATCCGCTGCAGCTCGTGCCGCGAGCTGCTCTGCTTCTTCCGCAGTGATACGCCCCAGAGCGCGGTTGACCGCGATATTAGCCGCAGAGCGTGTGAGACCCAGCCGCCCACCGATACCACCCAAAACCCCACCACCAAGGATGTGGTACCAGTTCTCACCAGTGTAGGACTGCGCTTCGTCCGCTCGTGCTTCCGCTTCAGCCCGAGGCATACCTTGTGCGATCAGCTCGTCGCGCACGCGGCTGTAGATGACACCCTTGATGTTACCCGCACCAGACGTGATACCCAGACCTATAGCCGCAGCAGGACCACCGAAGTACGCCGCCAATGCCATGGGGGCCATGGAACCCAACCCTGACGCGGTATAGTCGATGGGCGCACGTCCGAAAGCGTGGAGACCCGCACCCACTTCATTAAAAAAGCCCGTGCCTTCAGCCCGCTCCATGTCCTCATTACCCATTTGCTCGTCATGGCGAGCTCCTGAGGAACGCAGACTGCGTAGATAATCCCCCGCATCATTGAGCGCGGTCGAGACCCGGTTAGGGCCAAATAGGTCGCTGATCGTAGTACCAAAACTGGCTACCCCCGCGTTGCTTTGCAGGGGGATATCAGCCAGCGCCGCCAAGCCGCGTCCAACAATGGGAATACGCTCCAACGCATTCTCCCGTTGGATCGGACGAGGTGTTCGACGGGGGGTAGGAGTACCTGCATCCGGGTACTGCCGCATAACCTCACGGGCTACATCTGCAGAAGTGGCCCCTTCCGGTCCACGAATACGGTATACGTTACCATCAGGAGCACGGATGCTATATACTGGCATAAATATTATCCACCAATGGGAATAGCATCACCCCAACCAGAGGGGGTAGTAGACGTTGGGAATGTTTCAGCACCCCCTCCTCCACTACCACGATTGCGACCCATCTCTCTACGAACCTGACTCATAGCGTAGTCTTCGAGGCGCGCAAGGTTCCTCTCACGCACTCCCGGCGTGGTCAGGTCCATACGGTGCCGTCCAATGGTAAAGCTGTTCCCAGCAGCACGCGAGCCCCTGTAGTATGGCAGGTTGCTATTGTCGGCGATCATCCGCATCACACGCGCTTGCACCTGCCCCTCAAAATCACTGAGGTTGGGTGGACGCCCGCCACCCCCACCGCCGCCACCGCCAGAGGAGCGCATAGCAGCAATAGCACGCTGCGCAGCGATCTGTTCGCGCTGCATACGTTCTTGCGAAGCGATGTTTTCACGCTGCAGGCGTTCTTGGAGATCACGACCCGCACGAGCTTCAGCCGCCGACATACCTTGCGCCTGCAGGGCGAGGAGACCCTGAGCACGAGCAGCCCGTTCGGTGTTGCGGCCACGTTCGATATCGAGGAGCCCACGACGCAGCTCACGGTCTTCCGCCTTGCGTTCGCGAGTGCTCTCCATCAGGCCCGGAAGCGCAGCGCTACCAGCCTCACCAGCCGCCTGAAGCAGTGTTGGAGCACGAGACCCAGCCATGTTGAAACCCATCTGAGCGAGAGCCGCCCACATATCTTGACTGCGGCGTTTCTTACGCGCTTCAGGAGAGCGCTCACGGATATACTCCTGCTCCGTCTCCCGTGTGTACTGGTCATTGTTGGGGCCAAAGAGTTGATCGTACATGGCCGCGTTCGCCAGCGGGTTGCTGGCGTTGATACCATAAAATGTGTCCTGTGTAGGAGGAGCTGCAGGAGCATTACCGCCTTCCGCGAAAGCCACGATACCACCCCCGGCGTAGTCGTCGGTCTCCTCAAACATATCGTCGGGAACAGGAAGCGCAGCAAGGCCACCTTCGGCCATACCCACTGGAGGAGGGGCCATCCCCGGCGCACCGGGCATTTGGGCAGGGGGGGCCATACCGGGAGCTCCCGGCATTTGCGGAGCACCGCCCATGGGCGGCGAAGGCATAGGCTGGACAGCAGGCTGGAACACCTGCTGAGCCACAGTCTGCGGAGCCCCCTGCTCCGAGGTCTGCGCCGTGCGCATACGGTCGATGAACATACCAGCCATCACCGCCGCCGTAGGGTCGAGCAAACCCATGCCCGCAGCTTGTGCGATCTTCTGCTTATTGCCGCCATATTCCTTGGCGATGCTTTCGGGTGCCTGCAGGCTGTAGGGTTTAGTATCCATCGTTAGCCACCACTATTTGCCATATTGTAGAGCCCAAGAGCCCCGAGACCCAGACCACCCACCTGTGAAGCCAGCGAAGGCGGAGTAGCATAAGCAGTCTGTGTCGAGCTGAGGTTGACCGGCAACCCACGGATGATGCTGTTGAGGTAGTTCAGCTGCTCCATGGGGTAGTCACGCTGACGCAAGAAATCCGAATATGAAAGATCAAGGCGCTGCTGGTCGAGGTTCTGCCGCTGCGCTGCCGTTTCCGCCTGCTGAGCGAGACGAGCCTGATCGGTCTGACCTTGCATCTGCCCAAGGTTACCGAGGGTCTGCGCACCCTGAAGAGCTTGGGCAAGGCCAGCGAGCCCCTGCTGTGAGCCAAACTGACGCGACTGCTCGCCCATCCGCTGCGCTTCGAGCCCCGACTGCTGGTTGGCCAACGCCGCTTGGAGTCCTTGCTGCGAACCCAGCTGCTGCACCCCAAGCAAAGCGTCAAGGTTGGTACGATCAGCTCCCATACTCGCAGTACGGTCACGCTCAAACTGCTGCTGCGCATTTTCATATGCCGCCTGAAGCCCAGTGGATTGGATATCCGAGAGGTTCTGACCTAGAGCGCGTTCGCGTTCGGTTCCCGCAAGCAGCTGGCGTGCACCACCATAAGTCCCCTGACGCGCCGCGCCGAGGTTCTGCATCAGCTGCGTTTTCTGTGCGTCCTCAATGGCCTTGCGCTTGGTAACATCAAGCACGTTTTGCACATACGGAGACATGTACTGATCGGCTTGTTGCTGCCCAAACATCTGGGGCGTAGCCATCTGGTACTGCTGAAGCTGTTGAGCATTGACGTTCTGGCTGTTGAACGTGGCCGGATCGAACTGACCCGCGTTAAGCGAAGCAAGGCCAGCGGTACCTGCCAGATTAGAAGCAAGCCCAAACTGACCCGGAGTCTGCCGCGCCAGAATTTCATTCTGCACACCCGTCTGCTCGGGGGTGAACCCGGCGAGGCGCTGGCCTTCGAACGGTACATAAGCTTCGTTCGAGATTGCCTGTGCCCGCTGTACGAGGTTCTCGTAATACGGACGCGCATACTCAGGCAGGTTCGACGTGGTTGTCGTTACCTGCTGCTCAGTGGGCTGCTTTGCTGACTTACCCATTACTCTTCCTCACCAAGCGGGAGTTCGAAGGTTTGCCACAACGCCTTATAGCCGTCGTCCTTGAACACTCGTGCCCATCCTAGCCGGGCGGTTGACTCCAGACACTCACATCCATGGTCTTTAGCAAAGCGCTGCAGAAGCTCCAACATTGGATTTTTCCACGACTTAAAGTCGTCTCCCATGACGAACGGGCAGTTTAGTACCCGCTTCCGTGGGTAGTCCATGAAGTTAGTAACCACAGCTCCGACAATGTCACGTCCCTCAAATGCCACCCATAGGTGGCTCACCCCAGCGAATAACTCTTCCAGCACATCATCGGGCTCATAACGCCCGTGGGTGTGGACGCACACATCCTCGACGAAGGCACGCACACTAGGCCATACATCGACGACATGTTCTGTGGGGATCGCAGAGACTTGCATTATTTCACAGCTGCCCTGAGGTTGGTATCCTGCCCGCGAGCTGCGCGCTTGCGGGCCTTATGCGCCCGGTCCATGAGCTCGTAAAGACGTTGAGTACCCTTCTTGTGGTCGCCACCACCAAGGCGCGCAACGGCACGGGGATCGAACTCTACCTCATCTCGGGCAACACGAGCACGTTGCTTTCCACCAATACTAGCCTTGATGGAGTCGCTGACCCCATCCCCCGGCCCTTTGATCGGACGCCCACCGTGGCGAGCAAGCAGCTCTTGCCCTGCCCCACTACTACCATTGCCCAGCTCAGACACCGTCCGAGCATCAACGATAAAAGAGCCTTCCTTCAAAGGAACCTGACCCCCTTTGGCAAGCGCGGGGAGCCCGCGAATACCACCAAAGTTGCGGCTACCGGGAGCCGGATACGGAGACGACTGAGGTTGTGGTTGGGTAGGGGGGATGAACCCCTGCCCCGGATTACCCATCGCCGGGTTCTGCATCGTCGGCTGCGCCGGATTGGTCGCCTGAGGCTGCGTAGCAGTAGCTGCAGTTTGTGCAGGCTGTTGACCACCCATCGCATCGGAAATGGACATGGTACCCATGTTGTTCGACGGGCCGTAGTAGGAGCCGCCAAAGTTGAACTGCGACAGCGGTCCCGGAGGTTGAGGCATGTTCGCACCGGGGAACTGCGACACTTGGCCACCATCAGCGTAGCCGGTGCGTTCCCCAGCTGCGTTGAGCACGCGGGGGTTGGACGGCGTGAAGTAGTTCCACTCTGAAGAGTCCGTCGTACTGCGGTCAGTCGGATAGCGGATATCCCGCCGCTCCAGAGTATACGGCCCCTCATAATTGAAGCCATCGTCTGTCTCGGGAGTTTTCATGCTAGGAGCACCAGCATTACCCAGTGCGCTCAACAGGCCATAGCCCGCAGCGTAGGGAGCCACACGCGAGGGGAGACCCCCCGGAACACCCGCACGCGCTGCGGAAGCAAACCGGCCCAAGATACCCGGAGCGGCAGCTGGTGCAGTAGCGGCGAGCCCACCCGGAAGCGCCGAGGTCAGAGCAGGGCTGGCGAGCGAAGCTGCGCCGCCACCCATAGCCGACGAGAGAGCGTTTTGAGACAGCGCCCCAGCCGCATTGGTAGCCGCCGAGGGGACGATATTGCCCGCCGCTGCTTGCGACAGCTGAGAGGCGAGCTCAGGAGCCGCCGAGGTCGCAGCGTTAGTGGCTGCGCCGGTCGCCGCATTGGTAGCCGCCGTACCCGCCGCCCCAGCGCCTGCACCAAGAGCACCGGCTGCTGACGCGCCGCCGAATGCCTGAAGCCCAGCCATGAGGCCCTTATTGAGATCACCTGTGATAACCCCCGTACCGAGGCCAGTCAGTCCCGCTGCCAGCGGAGCGCCGATACCTGTTGCGGTAAGCGCTGCACCCACAAGAGTAGGGAGCAAATCGCCGAGCCAACCTGCTTCGGGAAGGCCAGTATCAGGATTGGTGGTCAGGGTGCCGCCACTAGCCTTAGCCAAAGCTTGGAGACCCCCCACTTCGCGGGGTGTCATGTGGATCAGCATAGTATCAGAGCCACGGCCCTTCGACCGGACATGCTCAGCCATATGCGCGTAGCTCATACTCAATCCTCTAGTGTTTGGTTAGCTATAACTAACTATGGTGCAGATGTCACGGTCTCCCATCCGGTACCCGTGTAAAAACAGAGCTTGCCCAGATCGGTGTCCAGAATGATTGTCCCTGCGTCAGGAGTTAGCGCCACTTTTTCCGCAGTGGTGTAGGACGCTACGTGCCCAGTAAGGGTTCCAGAGAGCGAACCGCCCAAAAAATAATCAGCGGTGTACTTCTCTGCGTGGTTGGGAGTGCGGGAGTCGAGCTGTGAAAAGTACAACTCCAGCGCACGGATCATCTGCCGCATATATTGCGGGTCATAGTTCGGCGGCGGGTTGGGTAGCGGCGGGGCGCGGAAGCGGTCAAGAGCCATCAGCGACGACCATCAGGCCGCACGTCGAGACGCGGGCTTCCCAGCTGCCATTGGACCCCAAGCTGGTCCGACGAGATTTTCATAGCCATCTGCCGCGCACGCGCCCGGATGAACACTTGGTCAGTGTACGCCCCAACAGAGGTCTCAATGACTCGCTGGCTGTCTGCTGCATCCTCTGTGTAGGTGCTTCCGGGGAAATTCCGTGGGCGAATGGTCAGGGTGATCTCTGGTGCCGAAGACGTAGACGTATCAAAAGTAACGTCGGGGATAACCCTACGCGTGAGCATATACTGCCCACCATCTTCGATGTCAAAGTCATTGGACTGGATGTAGGAGTCCATAGGTGCTCCGTCAGCGTCGATAGCTGTCTCATGGTAGTAGGCGGTGCCAACACCTTCAGTGACCACAGACTCAGTTACATCAATAGGGGTGTTTGCTGCGATGGGATACTTGCGCAGCGGGGTATCCAGCCACGCTGTACGGTCGATGGTACCGTAGTACCATACCTTATCGAGGTGGTTGAAGATAACGTAACGATTGTTATAATCTGAGTCTGAGCTCGGGTAAAACCACCAAATCTCGTTCCACTGCTCATTGGTACCACAAACAATCTGGTCCATCTGCATTTCGTTGATGTCAGTGAACACATAGTTGCGTAGGCTGCACGGAACCGTTTCTACACGTCCAGTATAAGCGTAGAACTTATCTTGGCCCATCCAATAGGTAATGCTCGCCGCAGTGGCGACCGCCCTAGGAGAAGCGATGGAAATATTATCTGCATACTCCTGCAGTGCGTACACATCTGTAGTACCCGTAAACTGCAAGGTATAGAGATGAGAGTTGGTCCACACCAAAATTTCCTGCCGGGTTGGTAGAGCGCGCACGATAGCAGACCCACGAGAGACCCGTAGGAAACCAGCGCTGTTAGTAGGGGTAGGCCCCCACTGTCCCGGATTATCTTGGTCAGACCAACGGATAAGGAGTGGATCAAAGTCCGCAGCATCGGTGCTACCGAAAGGCACCGCACCAAAGGCGAGAAGATGTTTGTCCTGCTGCGAGACCATGAGCTGCATGACCTTGGCTGGTACATCGTCAGGGTTCGCCCCCGCAGCTGTGGCAATTGTCTGAAGCGTTACCGCTGGAGTTGCCAGTGCAGTTGATGGGTCAGTGCTGGTCCCTCGCTCCCAATAGTAGGGAGCGCCGTTGCGGATATTAGCCACAAGATCGTTGTCGAAGTTATCGAGCCACCAGTCCTCCTGAGGGAGGTAATATGGTGCCGTCGAGCCAAGCCCCCATGCCGCCCGCCCCCATGTACCGGTCCCCCAACCATAGCCTTGCACTGAGATGGCGTAGCCCGGAGCGATTTGCACAGCGATGTTGATCGCCGTACCGCCTGTGGCAGATACAGTAGACGTGGCAGCGGTAGCGACTTCGACGGAAAAAGAGTCCGTGTCGATCACGGTAACGAGGTGCTCTGCATTGATCTCAGTGATCGGGATGCCGCCAACCGCGTCTCCTACGCTGACCACTCCCGAGACGGTGGCATAATCACCCGAGTTCAACCCGTGCGCAGCGGCAAGGTTGAACGTGACCACTGCCGAGCCGGAGCTCACCGAGATGCAGTTATCAGTGTCGGTAGTAGTGAGTGTATCTCGAACTGGTGTGATATTGTAATAATACCCACCCGCTTCAATGTAGAGGTGCGAATTGGTACCCAACGCAAGGAAGTTATCACTATACGTCGTGCTCCAGTTTGCCATCTGCCGACAAATACCAACAAAGTTATTCGACGTGGTACGAGTCCAACCGCCGAGCTTCTCTGGGTATCCAGAGCGAAACCTAACTTTGTCACACTCATACCAACCGCCCTCACCAGAATAGTTGGTCTGGTCGCGGTTAACTCCGGGTCGAAACTGGAGTTTGATAAGAGGCATCAGGTGGCATCCGCCAATAGAGTGATGGTTGCGGTATCAAGCACAGTGGCCGTGCCTGTCTTTCTGATCTCGACAGTAAGGACACAAGACTTAGCCGAGCCGGGGGCTACGAGAAAGACCCATGTCTGGGTAGAGCCAAGGCTGACCCACGAACCAAGGGTACCTGTCGGAGTGTCCCCCGAAACTAGGGTCGCCTGAGCCTCATAGACACCACTCAAATAAGCCGGATCACACCATGCCCCGAGGGAGTTGGTGGCCAGAAACAGCACCTCGTAAGCAGTGCCGTCAGAACCCAGTCTATATCCAGCACGCGCTTGGGTGAAGCCACCTGACACGTCAGAGATAAACTCGTCACTGATCGTAATCGTAGCGTCCATGGGAGAAGAACCCAACAAGATAGCATGGACGCCGCTCACGACACACCAGCCCCGGTAATGTACCATTCTGTTGCAGCAACTTTAATCAGCGTAGCGACACCATAGGCCGTAATCGTCCGACTGCCGGTGGTTCCGATACCCGCCCAACGCAGCGTATCACTGGTGATTGCCACAGACTGCGAGCTTGCACTGGTGTTAATCAGGACAATCGTGGTGCCCGTAGGGAACGCCACAGAAGCATTTGCGGGGATCGTCCAACCACCTGTGGTGTTCGGAACCGCTTTGCCCGCATCGGTCAGCACGAGAGCATATGCGCCGGTTTGGCTATTGAAGGGCGTGCCCCGGAAGCCCGGCGAGGTCGCACTAATCGTGCCTGTGTCGCTGATTGAAGTCCCAGCGTTAAGGACATTCCCCGTCGTCAGGGTCTTGCTAGTCAGGTTCTGGGTGTCGGTCGTACCGACAAAATCCCCGCTCGGGTTCGTCTTGGTGGTGAAAGCTGAGGTGCCAGTACCGATGAGCACTCCGGTAAGGTTAGTAGCGCCAGTGCCGCCGTTGGCGACTTCCAGCGTGCCACTCAGCGTGATCGTGCCACTCGAAGTGATCGGACTACCTGAAACGGTAAGTCCCGTCGTTCCACCACTGAAGGCAACACTAGTCACAGTTCCGCTACCACCGGTAGTCGCAATCGTAATTGCGCCGGAGCCGTTGGTGATCGAGATACCAGACCCAGCCGTCAGCGTGGCCTTGGTCAGCGTGTTGCCAGTCGAATTTCCAATAAGCAATTGGCCATCGGTATAGCTAGTCTGCCCTGTACCACCACGGGTGACAGCCATAGTGCCGGAACTAAAGCTACTGGCGTTCAAGTTAATGAGCGCGCTACCGTCGCCAGTAGACGAGCCGGTACCACCAGAGGACACCGGCAGAGCAGTCGTCAGTACCAGCGACGACAGGTAAGTGGTTGCTGAAACGACGTTGGTCGCATCGTTGAACACGAAAGTGCTCTTGCCAGCAGGGACTGCTATACCCGTACCAGTGGCATTCTTGACCGTGATGGTGTCAGCGGTGCCGTTGTTAATAAGGTAGAGCTTCTCAATCGCTGGCACGATCAAACTGCGCGCACCAGCCGTAGTACCCGTGAGGTTCAGGCGAAGATTACGCGCAGTTTGGGACGTGTTGGTGTTGGTAAGGCTGAGCGTGACATCTGCCGACGCGAAAGTGACATCGGCAGAGCCCGTAATCGCTTCTTCGATAGCCGTGCCAAGGTTCGTGTTGGTGATATCACCCCACGTAGTGCTGTTCTCACCAGTTGCCATCAACTGGATTTTGAGGGCGCTGTATGTACTCGGCATCGGACTACCTGACCTTAGTTGCTGGCCGCGTTCCGCTTGCTGCGGATCGACCAAATAGCGGTGATGATAACAGCACCAGCACCAGCGAGTTGGACTGCGGTCTCTCCGTCAATCCAGCCCCGTCCGACAGCAATGCCGCCGACTGCGGACAGGACGGTGCGGACCACACCGAACAGTTCGTCTTTATTCATAGCAAATTACCTTTCGTTGCGCGACACCGGAGCGCCGCTTGCGTTAAGCCAGATAGGTGCACCGACAACTGGCACATCCTTAGGCCACCGGGCCGCGTGAAGCCTGCTCTTGGCGAGCCTCATACGGTTAACTCCGTTTGACTGGTTACCCCCGAGGACATGGTAGTAGGTGATGTCTTCACCCACATAAAACCCCACATGGCCCCCACCCGAACGGTTGAACACAAGGATCGCACCCGGACTCAGGCGGTCGGGTCGCAGCAAGGAGCCATAATCTGCCCACGCCTTTGCGCGCATCCACAACTTCGGAACAGGGAGACCAACCTCCTGCAGGCAGTGCGCGACGAAAGTGCCGCACCAAGGGGTTTCGTCCTCTTTCCACCAAGCATTGAGGTCACGGAGCCAACGAAGAATGACTGGGCTGTGCTTAGGTCCGGGCACTTCACGAAGCCCCATATGGGTTTCCGCTACATCGAGCCATGGAGCGCCTTTAGCCATATATCCTCCTAAATCTGTGTCCACGTAGCTGGTGAAGGTGGGGGAATAACACCCCATTGGGCGTCGTTACCTGCGGGTATATTGCTCCAGTCTTGAGGGATAGCAGCAATAGGTGTGGTAGCGTCTGGCGAGAAACCGAACATACTTACCTCACAATCCCAGCTGATCGTCCCACAGTCCTGACGAGTCTCTATACAACCCAGTGCCAGCGGACAAGCCCATAGTCCCTCCCCAAAGACCAGAGCTATTGAACACCCACCCACTGACATTGCCGGAGTCTACACCACTCGATACCATCCATGCCGCACCACCTGTGGCGTTATTATCCGAGAGTGTCAGGTAGGATACCGAAGTATTCCCACTCGCACGGGACAGTGTCGCAGCAGAGCCGGGAGTCGAAGCATTCAAGGTCACTTGGGCACCCGATGCGCCGCTGAGCGTAAACGCACTCACAGTCTGAGTAGTACCGCTCGTAAGGGTAACCGTCGCAGGGGTAACTGAAGTGGTGATGTCGGCGAAGCTGTTCGACTGTTGGATCGTCAGAGCCCCCGAACCGCCTTGGTTTAGCGTAGGCCAGCTCTTACCGCCACCAGAGAACGTCTTGGCACTGCTGCTGGTCATGGTGATCGTGGCAGTCGAAGCAGAGACCGTCAGGCCCGCCACAGCCGTATTCGCGTTCCAACTCGTGCCTGTAACAGTCCAAACCCCGCTACCAAGCGTCAGCGTCTTGGTCCCCGAGGTCAAAGCGAAAGAACCCAGCGACACGTTCTTACCATTGGCATCGAACGTACCAGCAGTCAGCGTGAGCGCCCGAGTAGAAGCAAGAGTGAGGTTATCAGCAAGCTGGAAAGTACCCCCAGCCCCGGCGATAAACAAAGGCGAGTTGAAGGTAACACCGTTCGTAGTGATCGTGTACGGGCCTGTGGTACCAGCCATATAAATACCGTTGGTACCCGACGCAATAGTCATAGTAGCCGACAGTGTTAGATTACCGTAAATAGTATGGGCCAAAGTGTTAACAAACGTACCAGAAAAACCGGTAAAATCTAGGTTATTGACAATTTGACAGTGAAAGCTATCAGTACCTGCCGCCACAGCAACACTGAGGCAATTAGACTCAGTAACCCCAGTAGCTCCCAATACAGAACGAGTGCCTGTAGCACCTGAGTAGGTCAGACGAACATTTCGCGTGCCAGAAGCGGTGAAATTGGTTGCCGGGCTCACACTCACTATAGCGATGTTATTCCCAGTAAGATCAATCCGCCCGGTACCAAAAGCAATTGATCGTACATTACTATTGTTCGACGCAAGATACTGAGCGGTTAGAATATAGCTTCCGAGGCTGAGCGTACCAAGGGTGAGCGTGAACGCCCCAAGCACCGTCATGTTGGCCCCAAGGGTCACCGCAACAGTGCTAGAGTTGATCGTCACCGATGCAGCGGTAGCCCCAGCCGCAGTTGTGCAAGTGCCGGTACCCGAAGCCGAGTCAAACGTCACCGCATCGCTTGTAGTAGGCGCAGACGCACCAGAAGCGCCACCAGAAGTCGCAGACCAGTTGGCGGTAGAACTACCGTTCCATGTCCCTGTCCCACCTACCCAAAACCGGTTGGCCATAATCTACTCCTAAGGTTCCAACCCTGCGCTGTACGAAACACCGGGCTGTTTCCCTATACGCACAAAACCCGCGCCGGAAGCACCAGCACTAAGTGTTGCAATATCGCTATTTGACACAGTGATACCATGCCTAGCCACAACAGGGTTACTCGTAATAAGTGCCATGTTACTAGGACCACCCAAAAACGTGACATTGTCGAACGTGTAATAGCCCGGATTACTATTATTTGGGCTAGTATGTGCAACAAAGTTGTTGCCCCCAGACAAACCTGTTACATGGAATATAGAGCCCGAAAACACGATGTCCTGCCCATCTGATACCCCAGCAGCCCATGGGATATTAGCAGCTGTGTATCGGCCATTTGTAATGAGGCCCGTGATACAAAAGAACTGCAAACCTGCGGTAGGGTCCGTAAGGCTGGCGTCAGACGGTACGGACAAGCTGTTACCGGCATCTTGATGGACAGCCTCCGTCGTGGGGCCATTGGTTGAAATCAATGTATTGGGAGTCGCGAGAATGCGCCCCCC